CACCAACTGTTGTTCCTAATCCAACTCTTATTTTTCTAGAACCAAGTATAATAGAATTTGGTTGAAGTGTTGGAATTTGATTATTTCCTTCAGTTAATTCTGGACTATAGAAATCTACGCTTCCTGCAGTTTCAAATTCTGCCCTATAGAGGGTGAATTTAAGATCTTCCCATTGACTTGGTTCCCAAGTAGAAGCATTTTGAGATTTAAATAGAGATCCCAAATATGGTTGATTTGAAATATAAGTATCCGTTAAAAGATCAGTTTCACCAATCCTAGAAATATAAACACTATATTTTGTTGAATTGGATAATAATGCTATTGCATAATCCATATTACCACCCTCAACATAAACTGGAGCTTTAAATACAACAGTGGTTGCTATAGATCCATCAGCAGAAATAGTAATATCTGCTGGATCCAATACAATTTCAGAAAATGGAAGAACATGTTGTGTTGGGAATCCATTAGACATAGATCTTAACTGAACTATACAAGGTATATCAGTATCATCTTTAGTTCTAAAGAATAAATCACATTTTGTTAAAAAGACTCCTCCTTCATCTTCTACTTGGAATGATTGTGCAAGAGGATCACCCCAACCCCTAGTCCATATCAATGTATCTGTTGTAGTTTGACCAACATTCCGAGCCCCAATAACTGTTGTTCCAAGACTTTCCGTTACATTTCTCTCTTGGAAGGATTCTCTTTGCTCAACTCTTGCATTTCTAATAGAAAGAATATTTTCTTGAACAGTCTCTAGAGTTCCAGAAGCAGTAAATGATTCATCAGCCAATGTGGTTGCTGAACCTGGATCATTTTCTGGGTCATTTGTTATAGTAAATAATTTTGTTCCTGTTTCAAATTGTGGGAAATTAACATTATTTGGATCTGGAATAAAGAATGATCCAGCACAAAATGCTGAAAGATCAGAAAGTAATTTTACACCAGTAATAGTTGCTCTTGCTCCACTGGTATGACCATGAAGCACCATTCCCTCTTCAATATAACCATAATAAGAACCTTGCACTTCATTAGATAATGAGAAAGTATCTACATTTATCAAATCAGAAGTACTTGAATAAGATGATGATAAAGCTTGGTTAGTATATGGATTCTCACGGAAAGTTTTTGTAGGAATATTATATGGACCTTCTTTATGATTTAATTGAGCAGCTCTAAAGAAAATTTGAGGAGCACTATCTCTACGTCTTCCACCCAATCCAGTTGTTGTAACAACTCCATGAACTTGTTCTCCAACTTGGAATGTTCCAGAGGTCATTGATATTTCAATTAACTTAGGAACACAATACTTAGTTACATTTTGACCATCAAAGAAAGCATATAATTGTGTTAATGGTTTAACTTTTTTAGCAATAAATTCGAGATTTCTAGACCTCATAAATGGAACAAGATCCCTACTAACAACCCTATCCCCTACTGATTCTTGTTCAAATGTTTCAAAAACAATAGTTTGAGTTCCACTTCTTTCCTCAATTCCATGTCTAAAAGTTTCTCTACTTGTTTCTACTACTTCCGTTGTTACATCTCTTCTAAATCGCTCACTCCTCCTTCTTGCACTATTACCTCTACCCCATACACTTGATTCTGTCTCAGTCCATCTACCACTTTCAAAGTCATTACTTGTAGTTCCTGTCCATGTAGTTTCCCATGAATTCCATATAATAGGTCCGATTCCAGTTTGGGGATCAAGACCTTCATTCCTTTCCAAATTAGATACTATGGCAGTATAATCACCTTCAGTTTGAATAATCTTAGCTTCTAGTCTTGCTGTATCTACCCATGTATCAGATGCAGGAGTTAATTCCATAGTTCCTTGCCAGAAACTAATTAAAAAAGGAGTAACACTTTCAGATCTAGTCGCAAAATTCTGCTTTAACCATTCAACATCTCCATAATCAAGAGTTATAGCATCACTATTCTTTCTTACATTAATACCTTCAAGTGTAGAAAATCGCATATCAACATTAGGATCACGACCTACAATAGGACCAGCAATACAATCAACTGAATTTGTATAATGTCTTGGACGCAATTCTTTTCTTTTCCTATCTATTGAATTATTGATAGATAATTGCTCTTGTGCTTGGAAAGATGTAAAGTTATCAACAAAAAATCCAGATTTAAATCTATTCAAACCATCTTGATCAGGAACAAAGAAATTAGCTGTATTAGTTTCCAATAATGAAAGAGTAGTATAATACTCAAGATTTTTAATTCTAGTATCTAATTTCTTAATATCTGACATCGTATATCTACGATAGTCTAAGAAATTTAAAGACGCATCTTTGGGTTCATAAAGATATGGTGGAAGATTGATAGTTGCTATTTCTATTGCATCATCAACAGGAACAGGAGATTTGGGAAATTCAGATGGTTCACCAAATTTTATTTGGAAAATTCCCAATTTACTTAAGAAAATTCTATCAATTCGAGGAAGGTAGAATGAAAAATCTATGATTACAGATTCATCTGATGCTAAAATATTTGGTACAGAATCTCCAGATCCAGTAAATGTTCTTCCAAGAAATTCTAAAGGAGATCTATCTCCTTCAGCAACTGATGTAATTGCTGAAACTCTTGGTCGAATATCAATAATATCTGTTAGACGTTGATCATTAATTGTTTTAATATCCGATGAATAATCAAATTGATTATAAGAGTTAACTGTGACAATATCTCCTGTATCATCAGAATCAAATGATCCATTTTGATAATAAATTTTTATTTTTTTAGATGGTGCATCAGCATCTTCTCTTCTATCAATAGTTGCATAATTGTAAAAAGTTTGTTTACCTCCATTAGTAAATTTATAATTTGATGATATATCAAAACTAATTGCATCTATAGTTGAAATAACTGCTTGTGCTCCAGACTCTTGGAAACTTACAGTTTCACCTTCTTTAAATTCTATAGTATTGGTATTAAGAAAACTAATTTGAGTATTAGTTAATTTTTCTGCTACAATTGCTACAGCTTCACTATCTTGACCTACTATAGACTCACCAATTATCAATTCATTAGTAGTAGTAGACTGTGTGACTATAGAAGAAAGAGTTAATTTTGGTGCAGAAGGATCACTTGTATCTGCTGATTCAAAAATACCATGAACTCGAATAAGATCAGGAACATTAAGTGATATAACATCATCTTGAACTCGTGTTCCATATGGATAATTTCCATAAGTTAATCCATCATTTAAGGTTGTTGCTCCTATTCCAGATCCTTGTTCTTTTGAATAATTAATAACAATAGATTTAACTTTATTGTTTATTTTCTGTTTAGCTAATGGTTTTGCTTTTTTAATAGTAGCAATAAGAGTTGCACCATTATTAGATGCAGAAGGAGTTGTTAAACCACGTATTTGACAAGTATTACCAGTTCCAAAATCAAACTGATCAGCAGTCAAATCATAAGTAGTCCCATCAGCACCAATTAACGAATATCTTTTGGGAGTAAATGGTTGGAAAGTTTCATTACCAGTTAAAGTTGGTAATGGAGTATTTAATTGACCATTACTAATAGATACAGAAAATGTTTTTCTTACAACAATACTAGCAGAAGTTAAATCTACATTTGAAACATTGTTCTTAGGAAGATGAGTGAATAGAGAATTATCGGATGAAACATCTAATAAACTTGTCAATACCTTTAAATCACTAACATTTTTAACAGATGTTTTTGGAAGTGTACCATCAACTATCCCAGTAACAGTAGTAACTCCAGTAACATAAACATGAGAAGATCCAACACTTACCACTCTGGCCGTAATTGGATCTTCTGAAAAATTCAAATCTGTATACTGAATTAAATTACCAACAGTTGTAATGCCAGGGAAATTTGGATTAGAACTCTTAATAATTGATTGATTATTTGAATGAGTAACCATACCAACTGTTGCTACTCCTACAGGGAATAATACTGAAGGAACTACATTAGCATTAAATGTATTAATACCAACTAAACCATCATCAGTTCCATATACTGACTTTACATCAGATACAGAATACTCAGTAATAGCTACAGCAACTCTTCCATTGTTAACACCATTTATTATAAGTTGCTCATTTTTAATAAATCTACCAGTTTTTTCATAAACAGTTATCCCCAATCCAGCAGTAACAGATCCCTGCAAAAATGCTTTTGCACCACTTCTTTTTCCTTCAATAATAGCAGGAACTGATACTGTTATTGGATTATTTACCTTTAATTCGGTAAATGTTTGTACATCATATAAAGCAAGTTCCCATTGATCCAAATTTGAATTAGTTGAACTATAATTTTGCGATTCTAACCTAAAATCATATACTCTAGCATATCCAATCTCATTTCCTCCAGCATTTTCTTGATTAGATCCTTGTCTTTGACTTCTCAAACTTAAAACATATGTGCTACCAATACCTACTGTAGGAGTTCTATAAACACTATTTAATTTGTAAGTAGGACCAGTATTATAAATTATTGACTGATTTTCTATTAGTTTTGTAGTTCTTGTTTTGGGACAATCAATAAATGTGGGATTTAATGTTTCAATTTCATATCCTTTTACATATGCTTTTCCTGGAGAAATTTTATATAGTGCCAAGTCTTCAGTAGGAGTTCCTCCTTGAGGTGTAAATTGTCCAGGTTGAAAAATACCTCTATTTCCAACATTATCGTTTAAAGAATTAAAAATTGTTATATCAAATGGTTTGATATCATAATTACCACTTTCATCATAAGTTCTTCTCGCTAGAGTATCTGTCAAATCTATTGAACCTGCCCCTCCACCACCAGCAATTATCAATCCACCACCGCCGCCAGCACCTTTAGTGGTTCTTAATATACCATCATTAGCAGTTCCTAGTTCTACAAAACTAGTATCATCAAAATCATCTAAAGATTTTTTAAAAAGACTTAATGAAATTTTTAGTCTATCAGCACCTGGTGCTGCATAATTATTATATCCTTGAGAATTATCATTTAGACTTTCATCAATATCAGCATTAATTATTTCTTCATTAACAAACAATCCAATTCTATAACTAGGTGTTGTTCCATATTGATCAAGAATCAGAGTTTCCTGTTGTACTCCTGCAAATTGACCATGAACAAAATATACACCTTCTTGAATTTGGAAAGAAGAACCTGTTATAGCAGCACTATTACTCAAGGTAACACCAAAAGGAGCACCTGGAGCAATTGTTGTATTACCTAATAATCCAGATGAAATAGTAGTATTACAAGTTAATTCTTCTCCATCAAAAAATTCTTGACTAGCATTATTAGTTGTGCTTGAATTTAAATAGTTGATATAAACAGTAAGTTGACCACGTTCAGAATCTTCAGGTAATAAAACATTATCAACAATAGCACTAACTCCAGATCTCTGTCCTGTAATTTTAGTGCCAATTAATTGATCAACATATGCAGATACAGGGACACCTTGATAATTATTTTGTATTTGAACACCATAATAAATCTGATTATATCCAGTATTTCCAGGAATTACTTTAGCACCTTCTTTAAAAAAGTGTTGACCAAATTTTTCAATTTGATTTTGCAGTATAGATTGAAGAGTTGTTAACTCTCTTGCCTGAACAGGAAATCCTGGTTTAAATAAGACACGATAAAAATCATCTGATGAATCATAATCATCAAAATATGGTGCTACATTTAAATTTGTCTGCTGTGGCATGATTTCTTAGAACTGCAATACTATTTTAATATCTTCTTTTTGGTTAACAGACCTAGTTATAGCTGGTCTATTATCAATAAAAATAATGTTACCACTATGTTTCTTAACTTCTGGATTGGAAATACCATCTGTAAAAGTTTGACCAAGATAATATGTGATATTATTTATTACAGTAGATATACCTGTAAATCCATTGTCAATTTGTAAAGTAGACCCTGTTGTGGGGACAATCTCTAAATTACCACCAGTTCCAGGAGAACCAGTAAATTCATTTAGATTGTATCCATAAGTCGGGTTTGTTTGTGCAGTTCCGACAGTATTAAATCCTGCAAGAGTTCTATCCTGCCAAAATTTTAATACTCCTGTTTTTTCATCATAGTTAATAACTCTTCCTTGAGCTGTTGATCCAGCAGCAATTGTTTGTTTGAAGTAACTATCTGCAGTAAATGTAGCAGAACTATAACCAGAACCAGCCAATCTTAAAGCATTAGTTGCACTTGCTTTATCTGCGGTTAATAATGCAGTAGAATCAAATTTTTGAGGATTTTCTACCAATCCAACTCTTGCTATCTGATTACCAGTAACAAAATCTGGGTTTTCATTGTCATTTTCAATTCTAGAATATATGAGAACATTCATTGCCCCCAATTCTCTATAAATGTCTGAACCATGACCACCTTGAGGTGGAATAATAACATCAAAAGTGGGAATAGTTGTTCCTGTTGGAACTCCACCATCATCTAAAGCTACACTACCATAAGTGTATCCAGAACCTTGTTTAGAAATTACTATAGTATCAACCTGTTGGTCGTTAGTTGTAGTAATTGTGCATTCTGCTCCAGATCCATCTCCTTTAATAGGAACTCTTGTATATTCAGTACCTCCAGAAGGTCCTATAGTTTCACCACGATTAGTGATAGTAACTATTTTAATAGACCCATCTACAGCATTATCTCTAACTGCTGCATCATCCACATTTGTTTCCCAATCCAAAGGAACAGGCATGAAATCAGTAGAATCAAATTTGATAATATCAGCAGGTTTAATTGTATAAAGATACTTCCAAATATAATTATCACCACTACTTCCAGCAGATCTAGGTTCTAAATCAGTAAAAGTTGGTTCATCTAGTGAAGGTCTTCCATTAGGGTTATCTGGATCAGTTCCATTCTGAAGACAAATATAAACCCTATAATCAGCATTTATAACATAGAAAGTTGCAGAATATAAATTTGTTGCACCAGACACTGGAGCAGTATTAGATCTACTATAATCTCCCCTATACATGTCATAGGTAGTACCTGATGACCATACTCTTTTAGTAACAACCTGCCTACAATCACCTGCACTAACCTTTTTCAGTGCAACCATATTATCCCAATAATCATTCTCCTCAGTAAAATTATCTTTAGGAGAAGGGGGATCAGTATTCCAATCAGTTTGGATATCAGTAGGGTTTGGTAACCCAATGAAAGAATAATATGCGTTGGTAGTAGATGTAACTCCCGCGACAAAATTCTTTGCATTCAACAATCTAATCTGATCAGTTATAATTGCAGCCATTGGACAGAGATTTTTTCTTTATTTATTAAGGATTAACTTGGGGGTGTATAATACTGCTTATGTTTAAGAGATCTAGATCTTCTTACTACAGGAGAAGTAGTTATTCTCCTTTC